GGCCTATTTGGCATTCATCGCCCTGATAGCTGGTCGGGCGAACATCTTCTCTTGTGCGCGGTGGATGGTCGCCCTGAACTCGTTGATATCGTCGGCGTGCTCCACGGGGAGCAGGACGAATGCGTTCCAAGCATCGGCGAGCAGCAACACAACGCGCTGCTCGGCATCGGTTAGATCGGCCATCCATCTGCTCCGATCTGTTGCTTGGGTGCCTTGTACCCGAACTGATCAGCGGTCACGATCAGGTCGCAGGGCCGGCATAGGTTCTCGGTGTTCTCGTCATCGTCGCTGCCACCATGGGCTAGCGGGATGATGTGGTTCACTACCGTTGCGATCGATACCCGCTTGGACTTGAGGTGCGTCCATCGTCCTGTGCAGGCACACCGTTCGCAGAGGCGGTGCGTGCGCTCGAGTCTGCGTCTGCGGGTCTCTACTGCCTTGCGTCCGCGTTGGCGGGGTGTAGGCTGCGCTGCCATGTTCATCGCCATACTCGCGCTCGCCCTAGATGGGCCAATCACCAAGTGGGATAGCAAGCAGCCCAGCGTCGATTACATTTCATCAGCCAGCGCTTACGATGTTGAACGTTGCATTCTTGATTCGTCAGGTTGGGGTGCGCCCCAACTGTACCGCTGGCCCGATCGCCCAGATCGGTCGATGCTTACTTGGAGCAACCCGAGCGACACCGTGGGCGGTCGGCTTGACCTCCATAGAAAGCCAGATGGGTTACATGTCCGCGGTTGGGATGTCCCCAAGCGGATTACGATCTGCGCTCCACCTAAATGATTCCCGCCCACGCGAACAGGTGCCGACCGCTGTTGCAAAGCCGTTTGGCTGAAGAGTGTCGCGTCGGATGAACGATGGGCGGGTCTGGCCCGAGTGTCATTTGTACTCGCAAGGGCCAGAACGCGAAACGCCCACTCACCTTTCGGCTGCGGGCGCATTGATTCATCGTGGTTTTCTTAGCACAGAGCCATTCCCGAATCAATCCCCTTCGTGGGGCAATGCGGTTTGGAACTCAACGCGACGTTCCTTCGGATAGTAGTGAGCAACCCTGCTGTCGCTTAGGTGTGATCGAGTACCTTGTTCGCGGACTCGTCCTCGGCTCCACGCGCTTACAATGTCGAGACCTAACCTGTCGCGGAGCATCTGTGTTTTGCGCTCTCCGAGCCGGGTGATCGCCACTGGCTACTCCGTTTGCGCTATGGGTTCTATGGTCAGGCGCACCTTACCCCACCGCCCCTCGTCGGCTCCAGCCTCGATAGCCAACACACGATACTTTGCGCCTTCGTGCTCCACCTCTTGCCCGACAGCAAATTTGCGGCATTATGTAGCAAATGCACCAACACCTAGATAGATGTAATCGTCTGCGGTGCGTATCGTCATCGTATGACAGACATAGCCCTAGAGGCGCTTAAGCGTAAGCGCGCAGAGATCACCGGAGAGATAGCCCGGTGCCAAGCCCGTTGGTCAGCACTTACCAAAGACCTTGAGCATCTGGACGCGACGCTACGGCTGTTCGCCCCTGACTTCGTGGCGGAGAGCGTGCTTCCCAAGGTATTCACCCCGCCCAAGTCGTGGAGCAAGCGGGGCGAGATGAGCCGCGCTGTTCTGTCGATCCTGCGCGTTGCCAAGGGTCCGCAATCCACGCGGGAGATTGCGCTCCAGATCGTGGCTCAACGCGGCCTAGAGGGCGATGCGGGTATTGTGTCGATTATGACCCGGCGCGTCGGCGGGGTGCTGCGCCACGGAGGGCCTCGATCTCGATCGGCTTGGCCATCACCCTTCCTCCAGCATCTTGTCGATCATGTCCATGAAGACGTCGCGCAGAGAGCCGCCGTTGGCGTTGTAGCTCTCGTAGGCGTCATCGATCATAGCAGCGCTCGGCTCCCGGATAGCGGCGATGACGGCGCGGACGGCGGCTGTCAGTTCGCGGTCACTTAGAATCGATCTAAGAGGAGGCGTGCCGACCTCATCTTCGAAACGGATATCGCCGAGTGCGCGAGCGGCTCGCTCAATCGGTGTCATGCCGGTTTCCAATGGGTCGGCTCCGGCACGCGATACATCCGATCTTCCCGCATCCAGTGCTCCTGATCGGCATAGTCATTGTCGGGCGGGATCGGGGCGTAGAGACCGCCGTCCTGCCATTTCCGCATCTCTGCATCTGGCGCGAATGTGCCCCAGACCGCGCGGTACTCGCCAAGAATGGGGCCTTCCGTCACGCGCTTTGTGATGATGACAGTGCCATCCTTCGGGGCAGTGTCGATCGGTTTCCAGTCGGTCATCACCGTCCCTCGAAATAGCTGGCCAGATTATCAAGCGTCGTGCGGATCGTGGCAAGGGCGTGCATCTGCTTGCGCCCACCGTATGCCGGCAAGCTGTCGTGAATAAGCAGCCGGTCCATGAAACCGAGGATCTCGAACGGGATCGATGACCTCGCGCTGCGCCATTCGGTGCGAGCTCGAGCCTGTGCTGCTGTGCGGGCCATGCCATAGTCCGTTTCGCCTCCAGTCGTGCGCTCGCCGTAAGATGCGACCACGCGGGGCAGCGCTTGGGCTCGCTCGTGTAGCTTTCGGTAGGTGTCCCCTGCCCACCATTGACGTTGAGTTATCACCTCGCCTCGGTGCCAGCGATCCAAGCGGGGCGTCTTGAAGAACCTGCGCGTCAACCCGATCGGCTGCTCGTTGCTGTCGATCTTTGCCGGGTTGATCATCTCCCAGTCGTCGCCCTTGGACAGACGCTCGAGCGTGGCATCGACAACCTCTATGCGCGGCGCGAGAGCCTCCCGGTGCCGGCGTCTGCGTGCGGCTCGTGCCATCTAGATCTCCCGCCCATCTTCGGTTCGTTCTGTGGTTGTCATGCTGCCTTCCCCGTGATGCGGCTGTTGCGATGATCGAACATGACGGTCTCGACACAGCACTCGCCGGGCAGGCCCATGCGGACCTTGACTACGGCAAGCTGCCCCTCGTTCTGGGTCTTGTCCTTTCGGTGATAGACGAGGCCGTAGTCGGCCTTGTTCGACCAGTTGGCGGAATCGGAAACATCGTAGAGGCTGGGCATCTGGTTAACGCCCTTCTGCGGCTTCGTCGGGTGCGCCACTATCCACACCGCGACGTTGTGCTGACGTGCAAATCGTTTCACAGCCCTGATCGCTCGACCGACATACTCGGTCACTGTCTCATCATGCCGGCGCTTGTGTTCGACCTCATTCCAAGGGTCGAAAATGAATAGCTTGCACCCATCCCGAACAGCCGCGGTGCGGGCCAATTCAAGCAATCCGTCTATATCGATTTCCAGATCCTCATTCAGCGAATTGCTGATGATGCGGACTTGAGCCTCCAACGTCGCGAAGGCATCGCGCCGCTGAGGATGGCTAGGGAACTCATATGCCGAACATCCGATCAGCGCTCGGGCGATATGATCCCGAAGGATCGGCTTCGGCGCGGTCTCGAAGCTCCCAACGCAAACATTCATGCCTCGCATGACGGCGTGGGCAATCACGGTGTTCGTGATGGTGGTCTTGCCCATGTTGGCGTAGCCGGTGAACACGGTGAGCGTACCGGGGACAATCTCGATCTTGCCGTCCATCGCATCGATCCCGAGCGGCATCCCTCGTACTTCCGGCATGTCGGGGAAGTCGCTCAGGCGGTACAGACCTTCCACCGGGACGGGCTTGGCCTCACGCAAGGCGCGGTGGACAGCATCAGCCCCTAACTCGGTCAGCACTTCATTCAGGTCTTTGCAGCCGAACGGGTAGTCGACGAAACTGCATCGATCGGCACCGATAAGCGCGATCAGATCGGCCCGGAGCGCCTTACCCGCCGCGTCGTCATCGGTCGCCAGGATGATCCGCGACACCCGATTGATCTGGTCCCGTGCCCGCCACAGGAACTCGTACCGCTTTGCGTTCGCGGGGTCGTCGGTTTCAGCGGAGGGCGCCCCGTTGGGAACCGATACTGCGCGCCAGCCTAGCTGAAGCGCTGTCAGCGCGTCCCACTCCCCCTCGCAGATGACCAAGGGCTGGTCGCTGTCCTCGATCAAGCAGTCGTGGTTCCAGAGCGTCAGTGGCGCGTCCGGATCCATCATGTGCCGCTTCTCGGAAGTCAGCCGGTACTTGTGATTTACCGGCTTCCCCCACTCGACGTAAGGCACCGACAGCCATGCTGCGCCGTTGCGGTGAACGGTCGCCAGCCCAAACTTTCCCGCCAGCTCGGCGGAAATCCCGCGGGCTTCGATCCATGCGACGTGCTTCGGGTGAAGAGCCTGTTCCTCCTGCGAACTGGCAGTTGTGGCAGTACCAGACCCATCCGTCATCGGTTCGCGTTGCATTGAGGCACCTGTCTCGCTTGTTTTTTCGGGTTGCGGAACATTCGGGGCAAAGCTGCTTGCCGGGCTTATCGGGCTTCCAGTGGATCATAGCGGCACCACTGGCTGAGCATCGCGAGCGCCATGCTTGCGGAAGTAGCCCTCGATGTAGGGGATCGGATCGACAGCACGCTCGATCTGCGCCGCTGTTATCGCTCTAGCCGTTTCAGGCTTGCCGTGGTCTCGGACCCATTTGCCGACCAGCGCGGGCTTGCCAACATACGCCTTAGCGTCAGTCCAAAAGCGAGTATCAGAATCTGGCTGCGCAGCGCCCGAACCTTTAGGTTCGGAACTACTACTACATCCTCCATCCTCCATCTGCGGAGAGTTTTCCCCACTGGTGGGGAACTGGTTCGGAACTTCATCGGCTTTAATGCCCACATAGTTCCGAACTTCATCGGTCTGTGGGTACACCGAGTTCGGTTTTTTGGGGCGTTGATAGACAGCGAAGTTCCGAACTGCGCCGAGTTTACGCCCGTCAATTTCGTACTCGGTGAGGCACCCAGCCTCTTTCAGCTCTGTCAAAAGCTCCACAGCATCCGCATTATCAGCCGGGAGAATACGCATCTTGAGCTTGAGCGGCGACCATTCGAATGAGCCTTGGTCGTCGCACTCGTTCCAGATGCCCATGAACAGGAGGCGAGCGAGCGGGGAAACGGACACCACGCGCTCATCAGTCCAAAAGCCGGGATGGATAGACCGGATACGGGCCATTACTCGCCATACTCCATGGTGATGACGAGCCGCGGTCGATCGCTGTAGCGCTTGCGCACGATCAGATCGGTGACTTGGCTATCGTCTTTGAACAGGACGCCGTTGCAGCCGTCGAGAGCGGCTTTGGCGTAGTTATCGGCATCAGGGCGTGTGGTAGGGTGAACTAGCCCCTCAACGGCCTCCCGCTGGCGCTTCTTCGGCATAGACTTAGGGATCGGCACGTAGGCGGTGACGCTGAGCGTGAGCTGCCCCTGAAACGGTGCACGACCGTTCATGCGGTCGAACGCAGCGATCTTAATCAGATCCTCGTACCGCGCAGTCTTCGCCGGGGTATAGGCGCGCGGAAAGCGGCCGGCAGTCGAGATACGCGGACGACCCTTGGCAACGGGGATGCCCGGTACCGTCAGGGTAATTGTCTCTGGATCGACCGCGAGATTGCTCACCGGGCAATCCCCCGCTGATTGGCGAGGCCACGGGCAAGCATAAGGCAACGCGCACGCTCCTCGCTGATCTTGCGGGTGCGGGCCTTACGTGCGCGGTCAGCCTCTTCCCTGCGTGTTGTTGCTGCGGGGTGACGGTGGATGTGGCGACGCCAGAAGTTCACAAATCGGGCGATCATTTCCGGCACTCCATGCGAGCCAGGACGTCGTTCCAACGGTCACAGGTAGGAGCGCGAACGGCCTTCAGCGGCTCAATCGCGAGCGCCCTGCCCTTCAGGTCGAGAAGAACACGGCTCGGGGCGTAGACGCGGATCATACCCTCTCCTTTGGTTTGGAGAGGGACTTGGCATCCTGCTGTTCACAGAAATTCGCGAACCAGATGGCACGGTGAAAATCGGTCCACTTGCCCCATTCTGCGCAGCCGTAGGGCCCGATGTACTGCCAGCGCCAGAACAGCCAGAGGAAGCGTACTCGCTCCTGCACACGCCAGAAGCGCCCCTGACGCCGGACGCGGAAAGCGCTCACGCTGCCACCTTCCCGCCGACCACGGTCAGCTTGACGCGGAGGTTCTTGTCCTCGTTCGGGCCTATGTCGCGACCCGCCTCGCTATCGGGATGGTGGGCCTGATCCTTTGCGCGAAGGTAGTCGCGCATCGCCGAACTGGCTTCGTCGTGATCGACGGCCTCAGGCGCTTTGACGATTAGGTTCCCTGTGGGCAGTACCAGCGAGAGAAGGTCGAGCGGGATCGCCTCGCTTTCCGCCAACGCATAGAGCGCCGACACGGGAAGCATTACGGGCCGCGATCCGCCTTCCTGCGGAAAATAGGTCAGGAGCGTCGGGTACGGGATACCGCTGTCGAACGACACGGCCTTAAGCGCGATGCCGCGGCGGTCCATTTCCCTGCGAATGACCGACTGGCGCTGACGCACGATCTCGTCACTGGAAGCCATGATCTTTAGCTCCGATGCTGCGCAGAAGCGCGGTTGTGATGAACGATGATTTGATCCGGCCTGACCCGCGTCTTCTGGGCACTGTCGCGTGGAAGCTCGCCTTCGAGCTGCTTGCCGCTCGGGTAGCGGTGGGCAGCGATATGCTCAGGGTCGTGGATTGGCCCGCAGACGGCCCGGATCAGGAGATAGGGACCGAAGCAAAGACCGGTGGCGAAGATGCCGCAGCCAGCGATCAGGAAGTGGAGGGCCGTCATGTGGACGAAGCTCCTTGAGTGGCTGTGCGGCCTGTTCCGGGTCCAGCAGTCAGGCGTGTGCCGGTGCGGCAAGCCGACCCAAGGCGGGGCGCTCTGCGACCAGTGCTGGAAGGATGAGCAGATTTGACCGCCGCTGTTTCACGCGCGCCAGCAGGGATGGACTCCCCGCGGCGCGCGCCCTTACCGTCCGAAGTGCGAGGAACAGACGGGAGGGATTCGAAATGGCGGACGAGGCACGCGCTCAGGCTATCGGCGAACACGCGGCGATCAGGTATCTTCTGGCGGATATCGTTCACCGGGTATGCAGGCAGCAATCCGACCCAGCTGGATACGCCAAGGACTGGTCGCGCAGCAGCCTCAAAGGCTGGGATCGAGCCGTGGATCGAGCACCGGGAAACGAAGTGGTCAGCCACGCCGCTCTCCACGAACTGGAGACGTTCTGGGCGAACCTTCTTGAAGCCTTTCCAGAGCATGGCGCCACTCAGCCGCGGCGAGATGGCTAGTAGCCCCATCAGTGGATCTAGTACCCACTTCAGGCGCACGCCCTGTAATCACCAGCGCGACCAGCACGGCATAGGCGACTGCGAGAACGATGATCGTGGCGGGGATCATGCTGCGGCATCCGTCGGGACCGGCGGCAAGTGACGTTCGAGGGCGATCAGCGTCGCGGCGCTGGGGTTCCACCCCGTGTCCTCGATGCCCTGCAAAGTGTTCGGGTGAAGCCCGGCCTTCTCGGCGAGACCTTTCTTGGTAACGCCCGGGCTCTTGAGATGGTCGCGGATGCGCTCGATGGTGCTGATAACCATGACCGGCTAGAAACCACATCTGAATGTGTTTTTCAAGCGACAAATCACATCAGCATGGGGTTTGTACCTGCTAGGCGCGCTCGTATGGCCCGCACCCCGGAAGATCGCCGCGAGATACTTCGCAAGTTCATGTCCGAAAAAGGGCTCAAGCCGGGGCCATGGGCTAAGCAATCAGGCGTCGCGGCCAACTCGCTCTACAACTTCCTCAACGGCCATTCTGACGCCTTGGACCACACCACCTATGCCAAGCTTGCCCGAACGCAGCAGGTTCCGGTTTGGCGCTTGAGCGGGGACAAGCCAGAACCACCCGGCCCGTCCTCGCTATGGGTCGCCGGCCATGTAGAAGCGGGAGTTTTTCGCGAAGCTGTTCAATGGGATCAATCGCTGTGGTATTCGGTTGATGTGCCTGTGCCCGATCGATTCCGGCGCGTCGCGAAAGCCCTAGAAGTCCGCGGCCCGTCGATGAACCTTGAATACCCGGATGGGTCCGTCGTGGTGTGGGTTGACGTGCTTGATGCCCGCCCAATGCAAGACGGCGATCATGTCATCGTCTATGCTCACCGGCACGACGACAGCATCGAAGCAACCGTCAAGGAGCTTCGCGTCATGAACGGCCGGAGGTGGCTGTTGCCGAAGTCAACGGATCCAGCTCACCAGGCCCCTATCGATCTCGACGAGCCCGGCGAGGGAATTCGCGAAGTGGAGGTGAAGGGGATCGTGCTAGGCGGATACCGTCCTAGGCTGGTCTAGCGCTAGCGGTAGACACCGTTACGAGCCATCAACCAGTTTATGTCCTGCTCCTGCGCTTTGTCGCGGCGGTTTCCAATATCAACGTTATCGTTAAACGTTTTGGCGTTTATCCCCTTGACCCACCCTCCGTTGTTTTCGACCGAGCGTGCCGGAATACCGGCTCAGAAAGGGAACGGTCCTCCGGGGAAGCCTGAAGTCCACCTCTGAAGTCTGTGGACAACGCGGAGTCCCGCTTGCGTCGAAACTCGACAACGGCTATGCGGGCGAAATGGCGACAACACTCCGCGACTTCATCGCCCAGCGCGAGACCGAGATCAGGGACCAGCAGAAGGCTCTGAAAGCGGAACTGCGCGAGCTTCAGATTGCCAAGGCCGCGCTTGATGGGCAGGTCGATGCCCCTGCCAACGGCGCAACGCCGACAATCAAAGAGATGGCTCGCGAAGTGCTGTCCGGAATGCCGAACGGCCTCAATTCAAGCGGCATCCTCGACGGGATCAAGAAGACGTTCGGGCGTGAGATCGAGCGGACCAGTCTCTCGCCTCAGCTAAGTCGCCTTAAGGACGACGGAGATCTCGTTCTGAACGGTGAGCTATGGTTCACCGCAGCGCACTGGAAGGCGTGGTCGGAATCTTGGGGGACCGATGCCCCACTCCAGCCGAACACCAAGCCCATTGAGGCTCGAATGGACGAGAACCCATTCGCCGAGCAGCGCTTTTCCGAGCACAACCCGTTTGAGGAGGATGATACCCCCTTCTAACGAGAATGGGGCACCCGAAGGTGCCCCAGAAGCCCGACCGGACGGCAATCCGGTCTAACCATCAACCCCGAACCCCCAATGATCAGAAAGGTAGGTGCAAGCGTGACGGCGTTAATAAGTAGCTAGCCGGTTGGACCGGCAGGCCCTGTCCAGCGTGAGCCGGACAGGGCCATACTCCTACGCATGTATGACGAATCCGTCAACTTAGGAGGCCAAATTGGCTAAATCACCACCACCACGTCAGACCTCTCCGAAGGTCTCTTCGCTGGCTTCCCGCGTCCTCTCGGGCGCTACGAAGCCGACCGCCGCTCAATCCCGCACCTTGGCCGCTTCGGCCTTGGGGCAGGACCAAACGCGCGGGCAAGCGCCTAAGCGCAAGTAAGCCTCGGCTCTCGTAGCCGAGTAACATTGACGACGCAGCGTGTAGGAATCTGGATCACTCCGGAGACCTGCACGCTGTTTTCGTCGTTGATTGCGCCCATGTTGGGCGCAAGAGCCTTCATCTCGTCGTCGTCGCGGATCAACCAACCCACCGACACGCACAGGATGATGCCTGGTGCTTCAAAAGATGCTAGATAGGACCACGCCGGAATGGGTTGGGCGCTGTCCTCCCATTCGATCATGACGAGAGGGCATTCGCCAGTGGAACGCGTGACTCTAGCTGAAGCCATAGCCGCCGGGGACTTAGAACCCTTCATCCGGCAGGCGGAAGCCGATGGCATCGGCCCCGCTGATCGAGAACGGTTCGAAGCGATAGCGACGCGCGTCATAGCGCCCCCACCATCAGATCAAACATCGCGTTCACCCGCTCGCGATGGTTCTGGCGGAAAGTGAACTCACCCAGATAGCGTTCCATGTGCTTGCCGCTGATCTGGATATGCGTTGACCGCACCGACGCCTTGAACAGCCGCCAGAAGCCTTCCACGTGGTTCGTGGAGTGCGTCACGCCCTGCCGATAGTCGTAGTGCGTCCATTCTTTCGCGGAGTGCTTCACCGCACCGTGGATGTAGCCGTCGCCGGTGAGTAAGCCGTAGCTCATCAGTTCGTCGGTCGAGACAACCGAACCCTTTTCAACGTTCTCATTCACGACAGCGCGCAGGGTCGGCTTCTTCACGTCGGGAATAACCTTGGCGACCAGCGGGCCACCCTCCTGCTTCATACCCATAACGATGGTCTTGCCGGGAGCGCCACGTCCGCGCTTACCACCCGAGCGGCGGCCCCCTACGTAGGCCTCATCGGCCTGAATATGGCCAGAAAGCAGGCCGTCGAAATCCGTGGCACCCATCAGCTTCCTGATCTGCATGCCGATACGGTAGGCGGTCTTATACGTCACCCCAAGCTGGCGCTGCAGCTCTTTGCCGCTGACACCGTGGCGGGTCGTGGCGAACAGGTACATTGCATAGAACCAGCTAACCAGCGGTGTGCGGGTGTCGTGCAGAATGGTGTTTGCGGTCGGCGCGATCTGGAACAGGCAATGCGGGCAGGCATAGACGCGGCGCTCGCGTAGCTTGTGGAACTCGCCCTCGATCCCGCAATCCGGGCAGAACATTTTCAGGCCGCCGAAGCGAACCGTCATGATGTGCTCAAGGCAGGCTTGATCGTCGGGGAAGCGCGCGAAGAACTGGCGGACGCTAAGTTCGGGCGATGCGGAAGGACTGCGCTTGCTCATGCAAGCTTAATGGCAGAACTCCTAACGTGGGTCAAGGGGATAAACGCCACCAGTTTATGTCCTGCTCCTGCGCTTTGTCGCGGCGGTTTCCAATATCAACGTTATCGTTAAACGTTTTACGCAGCGCCGTGTGGTTTCCCCGCGCCTCATCCAAAGATGCCGCCACCGCCTTGAGATAGCGGTCGGAGGATTCAAGATCGCTTTTCAGGTTGGCGACTTCCGTCTCCAGCTCGGCAACTTTGTCCTTTAGGCGGCCTGCCTCGTTAAGGGCATCTACTGCCCTGTCATCCGCTCGCCGAGCCGTGTCCACGGGCGTTTCGCACCCCGCGAGCGCCAGCGCCCCTGTCACTATCATTAGTAGCCGCATAGGCCCCTCCCCGAATCACACCGTAGCGCACGAAAAACACATGCTGGTGTGATTTAGTGCTTGCGAACCACATTTGAATGTGATTATACAGTGCCCATCAGCCGCCCACAGTGGGCCGGTATGATGGGAGAATGAACCGTGACCAAGCAGGTCGAGAAGTTCGAGGTTCGCAACCGCTGGACCAACCGCGTCCAGTTCACCGCCGAAATCACCTGCGCGCCAGATGCCACGCTCGGCATTAAGCTCGGTCTGGCCGTCCGCTGGGGCTATCGCAACGATGCCGACCTGAGCGGTGCCGACCTGCGCGATGCCGACCTGAGCGGTGCCGTCCTGAGCGGTGCCGTCCTGAGCGGTGCCGTCCTGCGCGATGCCGACCTGAGCGGTGCCGACCTGCGCGATGCCGACCTGAGCGGTGCCGTCCTGAGCGGTGCCGTCCTGAGCGGTGCCGACCTGAGCGGTGCCGACCTGCGCGATGCCCCAAAAATCGAAAACATCCACCAGAAGGTTTACGCCGCCGCCTCGCAGCCGGGTGCGCTCGACATGGGCGATTGGCACATTTGCGAGACCACCCATTGCCGCGCCGGATGGGTAACTCATCTGGCTGGCGAGGAGGGTAAGGCCCTTGAAGAGCGTATCGGCACGCCTGCCGCGGCTTCGCTGATCTACCTCGCAAGCGATCCCACGCTGGACCGGTTTCCCGACTTCTATTGCAGCAATGCTGATGCCTTGGAGGACATGAAGCGCCTCGCAGAGCTTGAGGCAGCCAAGTCGGCCTGACCTCCCCAGAGGGTCAGGCGCCCCTCCCCTGCCTGACCCCGAGGATGAAGTCAGCTTCTCCAAAGGATCACGTAATGTCGATCGACTGGACCACCAAACTCGAAACGAGCCATGACAGGCCGCGCTCTGCCTTTGTGCTTGGGCGTCGCGCGAGCCGGGATCGGCGCTGCGTCGCTATCCGCGGCGATTTCCAGCAGAAGCAGTTCGAGCGCGATCCGCAGCAGGACTGGTCAACGGTCTGGCACTACAACGAGGACGGCACGCTCGACGGTGACACCACCGGCGAGTGGAAGCTGCGGAGTGCTGTGGCATGAACGCGCCCGTCCGCAGCGACACGCTCGATCCCCGCCAATCTGTTGAGCTGGCATGGCATCACGCACCGGAAGCACAGACGCTTCTCGCTGACTGCGCCATCACCCCGCCGCACTATGTAAGCCGCAAGCTGGCCAGTCACGAGCGCTGGTCGCTGGACGACGAGTTCATCCACGGGTTCGACCGCAATGACGACCGCGTTGATGCGCTGATCCGTCTGTCGAGCCGCGCGTTCGAGGATGCGCAGAAGGCTGGTGCTCCGGTCGAGATCCTCCGCAAATGGCCATGCCATGACACGGTGATCCGCGCTGCGATTGCGGCTGCTCATCGGAAGGCGGCGGCATGAGCGCGCAGCATACGCCGGGGCCTTGGGCGGTCGAAACACCGATGGGCGAAAGCGCTCCTTGGATCGTGCAGGACGGCAAGCAGGCCTATGAGTGGGAGCCTATCGCCACCCTCGGCGATTGCACCGAGGACGACCTGCCCAAGCGCAGCAAGGCCCAGAAGACGATCGAAGCCAACGCCCGCCTGATCGCAGCCGCGCCGGAGCTTCTTGAGGCCCTGGAAGATTTGCTCAGAATCGCTGCGCTGTGGGAAATTCTCGACCGCGGCAAGAACATCGATCTGGATTCGTCCGATGCCGCTCGCGCGGCCCGAGCCGCCATCGCCAAAGCCCGCGGTGAATCCCCCTCTATTACAAAAGGGGAAGGATAATGGCTGACCTTCAGCCGTGCGCGCATTGCGGGGCGACTGACGGGCGCCTTGAGCAGTCGTTCTACCGAGCCAGCGACGAGTTCGCGATATGGTCTGTCGAGTGCCTTGATTGTGGCTCGGAGATTGCCAGCGACACTAGCCAAGTCGAAGCCGACGAGCATTGGAACCGTCGCGCACCCGATCCCCGCATCGCCCGTCTCGAAGCTGACAAGGCTGAACTGGTGGAGGCCCTAGAGCGGTTGGTGAACCGTGGCAGCAGGAACGACCCGCTTGATTTCCTCAACGCCGAGCGCGTCTTGGTTCGTATAAAAGGCGATACCCTCTCCCTTCGTGATGGCCCCCGCGCGCCCGAGTGCGCCGTGTCCCCGCTGCCCACCGGTAAGCATCAGGTCGATACCAGCATGGAGAGCGGGCCGCACAATTGTTTCTTCTGTGAGAGGCCTATGCCTGCCCTCGACCGCATCCAGGGTGATGATGCCTCTAATGGATTGGGAGGCGGCCATGAGTGATAGCGCTTCGCCTGACGGCGACCGGGCTGTCGCGCCTTCGGCGTCGAGCCCGCAAGCGGTCTCGCCCGTCCCGGCTTCCATCCCTAGCGCGGGGGAGTTCATCCGCAAGGCATCGAATCTCTATCACGCGTCCCTTGCGATGGAGGATGCCGCTGATCGGGAGATTTTTGCCCGAAAGATCGAGGTGACATGCCGAGCGACTGCTGATTGGCTGACCGCCATCGCGTCAGCGATCGAAGCCCGCAGGGCCGGAACCGAAGGGTCCGGTGCGCAGCACGAAAGCGCGGTGACCGAAGGTCAGACCCCCACCCCTGATCGGAGGTCCACATGACCCCCACAAATCCCAAGAGCGATGACGGGTGGGTCTCGGTGGCATGGGACGATCCCCGGCGCATCTTCGTCTTCGGTTCCAATCTTGCCGGCCGTCACGGAAAGGGCGCTGCGCTGTTTGCGCGGACGCGGCGCGGCGCGATCTATGGTCAAGGCGAAGGGTTACAGGGCCTAAGCTACGCGATCCCGACGAAGGACGGAAGCCTCCGCTCGCTGTCGCTGGATAGCATCCGTCAACACGTTGAGCGCTTCATCGCCTTTGCCCGTCAGCACCCCGAATTGCAGTTCCAACTCACGGCCATCGGCTGCGGATTGGCTGGCTATCGGCCTTGGGACATCGCCCCGATGTTCGAGAATGCACCGGCCACCGTCGAACTGCCGCCCGAGTTCAAAGAGGCGATGCTCGGACACGTCATCACTCGCGCCCTGCAAGAGGCCCGGCCATGACCCCCGCCCGCCAGCCCGAAACCATCCCCTGCGGCTTCAAGCGCTTTAACCGGCTGCTCGAACAAGCTGACGCCATCTCCCGCGCTAACCAGGAGAACGGCAATGGCTGAGGCTCTTGTTGTTATTGGGATGATGGGGGCTTTGGCATTTGTTGTTGCTGGGATCGAGACTGCGCTTTTCCGGCGCGTGCCTGACGGCACCGGTGCTCTCATGCTGCGCACGAAGCCCGTTCCGGTCTTCGCCCTCCGGGTTTCCATCACCTCGCGAAAGGAAGTCGCATGACCCTCGAACAGCAACTGGTCGCGCTGTGCTCCGAGCATGGCCTCAACAATCTTAGTATCGGGGTGAGTATCCGCCCTGACGGCTCGCACTACTTCGGCTCCTATGCTCACCGTGACGGCCAATGCGGCTCGTCAAGTCTTTTACGAGACAGCATATCTAGCTCGACCGGCGAGGCCATTACAGCCGTTCTCGCAAAATGCGGTCAGCCGTTGATCGCCGTTCCCGAGTTGCAGGCCGCCGATGGTTACTGCCCCGGCTATTGCGCTCTTGGAGAAGAGCATAACGGCCCTTGCCCTCGGGCGGAGGCCGCGTGATGCACACGGAGCGCTTCGCTCTTGGCGATGAAGTATGGTGGCACGTTCCAACGGTCATGGACCATTGCCGCACATGGTCACCAGATATCAGCCGGCCCACGAGGATCATAGCTGTGAAGGACCGCGACCCGTGGCCGAACGTCGTCAATCCATGCCATCCGCAACTTGTTCGCGTCTCGCCAAACTACTGCCCTTGGGGCGATGAGTTCGACGGTTCGTGGCTGCTACCAGTCGGGATCAAGTCGCATAACGATCCAGCGTATCGAGCGCTCTCCACGTCAGCGATGAGCGCCGAAGGCCAAGACCCGCAGGGGCTTGGGGCGGAGCCCGCCAGCGCGACCGGCGAAGCCGGGGACGCCAAAACACCCCCGCCATCCCCCACTATCGGAGAAGAACGATGAACGCTGTAGCGCATCTAGCGCCGGCAACGGTCACCCTATGGGGTGAGGTCTATCCGATCACCGTATTCAATGACGGCAAGGGCTGGTGGATTGCCGAGCCCGAGGGATATCACGGCCCTGCGTGCGGTGCATCGCGGCATAGTCCTCAGGATGCCGTTGACCGGCTTCTGACGACCGTAGCCTGGCACATGGAGCGCGCGGCATGACCCGGGGCATTGGCGACAATCAGCCCCCGCCGCGCGAGGCCTTCTCCCTCCATATCGAGGAACTGTTCTCGCTGGTATCAGCGACGACAGCCGGTGCTGTCGTAGCGACTGACGAGCAGGAAGCCGCGCTGGACAGCCTTCTCGACGATCTGCGCAAGACCCGCAAGGATGCGGACGCTCAGCGCGCCTCCGAGAAAAAGCCGCACGACGACGCGGCCAAGGCGGTTCAGGCGGTGTGGAAGCCTCTGCTCGACCGGTGCGACGCGGCAGCGGACGAAATCAAGCGCCTGTTGACGCCTTACCGCCAAGCCAAGCTGCGGGCAAAGGACGAGGCAGCGCGAAAGGCCCGTGAGGAAGCCCAGGCGCGGCAGGAGGCGGCGCAAGCGGCTCTCCGCCAGTCGGATGACCTTGAGGCCCGGTTTGCGGCAGAGAGCGACCTTAAGGTGGCCAGCAAGCTAACAGCAGCGGCGAACAAGATTGATCGCACTGCGACGGGCCTGCGGACCCATTGGGAAGCCGAGATCACTGATCGCCGTGCTGCGCTCAACTTCTACCTGAAGCGCTCGCCAGACCGGTTCGAGGCATTGCTCCAGCAACTTGCCGATGAGGATGCGCGCGGCACTCGCGGCGCTGTCCCCGGCGTACTGTTCCACGAAAGGAAGCGGGCCGCATGACAGACAATCTCCGCATCTGGCGCAAGGTCGAAAAGACCAACCCCGCGCACACCAAGAAGGTCAACCAGCGCGGCGGCTTCACGTCGATCTGCGCCAACTATCAGATCCTTGCCGCGACGGAGCAGTTCGGCCCGATCGGTATTGGCTGGGGCTACACCACCGGCCATCCCATCATCTGCGACACGCTCGTGATGGTGCCGGTGACCCTATGGCACGGCTCGCGGGACAACACGTTCGGCCCGATGATTGGCTGTGACGAGTGGAAAAGCGATAAGGGCAGGATCGATAGCGACGCGCCCAAAAAGGCGGTCACAGACGCGCTTACAAAGCTCTTGTCGCAACTCGGCTTCAACGCCGACGTGTTCCTCGGCCGCTTCGATGACAGCAAGTACGTTGAGGCTGTGACTCGCGAGTTCGCCGAAGCAGAGCGCGCCGCGAACGCTCCGCCGCCCGACGCCAAGATCAACGACAAGACCCGCGACTGGATCACCGACAAGCTGACCGAGCGTCAGCTTAGCGCGATCGACCTGTGCGGTTTCCTTGGCGTGACCAGCCTCAAGGACCTGACCTACGGCAATATCGATGCCGTCAAGGAATGGCTCGCCAACCCTCAGCAGAAAGCAGCATAATGTTCATCGCCACATTCACCGGCAATTTGGGCCGAGATCCTGAGACGCGTTCGACCAGCGGCGGGGACGTTTGCTCGTTCTCGGTCGCGGTCAAACAGGGCTTTGGACGTGATGCCAAGTCCGAATGGTTCCGCTGCTCGGTATGGGGCAAGCGGGGCGAAACCATTACCCGCTATCTGCGCAAGGGGATGAAGGTCACCGTCGTCGGCGAAATGACGATCGGGGAGTATCAGGGCAAGCCGCAATACGATGTCAGGGTGGTCGATGTCGATTGGCCATTCGAAGCGCAGGGCGGGCAGCAAGAGCGCCGCGAGACGACTCAAGAGGGTGGCCCGAGCGGCGACCTTGACGACAGCGTGCCCTGGTAGCTCCGATGCTCCCTCCCCGCATCCCGAAAAAGTCGAAGCGCGCAAGCCGGTGGAAATCACAGGCTCACCGTGATTTCGTTCGTGGCCATGCCTGCTGCAAATGCGGATCCATGACCGCTGTTGAGGTTGCGCATGTCCGCCTCGGCTCTGGCGCTGGGATGGGTCAGAAGCCTGATGACTGGCGGACGGTTAGCCTCTGCCACGACTGCCACAACGGTAACGGCAAGCCCCAGCACAACATCGGCGAGCGGTCATTCTGGCGCGGCATCGACCTTGAAGCGCTGATCGAGGCCTTCATTGCCGCCAGCCCGCGCAGGCATGTGATTGAGCAAATCCGAAAGGAGCGAGCGCAATGACCGGCCAGACCATCCGCCTCAACAGTGTCGGCAATCGCGCCTTGGCTCATCGTTGGATCGACATCGCCCCTCCCGGCGCCGTCGTGAACATCAAGGAAGCAAACCGGACGAACGATCAGAACGCGCTCATGTGGGCGCTACTCTCTGACATCGCTCGCGCCAAGCCCGAGGGCCGCGTCCTACCGACCGAGATATGGAAATGCCTCTTCATGTCGGCATGCGGACAGGCCGTGCGCTTTGAGCCGGGGCTGGATGGCGAAGGCGTCGTCCCCGTTGGCTTCCGCAGCTCGCGCCTGACCAAGGCCGAAATGAGCGACGTGATCGAATGCATCATCGAATACGGCACGCGCCATTCGGTGCAGTGGTCCGAACCCCATCAAGACGCAGCCTGACAGAGAGGAGAGAACGATGTTGGTACTGAAATCGACGCATGGAGCCGAACTCGATACCGCGCACCGGATTTCGGGACTTGCTTGCGAACAGCGAGATTTGAGCAACGAAGCCGCCGCCGCCAACGCTAGGTCGGCTGAGCGCTGGCGCGAACGAGCCATCACTGCGGAAGCGAAAGTCGCGCGCATGACCGGAGGCCTTCGCCAGAACCGCGGCAAGCCGCTCGCGTAACAGTTTCTCCCAGGGACGGGGCGCCAGTCCAATAAACGGCCCCGCTAATTCGATGACCGACAGCCAACTGGCCCGTCTATTCCAGCAACAGGAACGCGCCGAACGCGAGTTGGCGATGATCCGCGCGCGAATAGCAGCGGCTCGACCGGATTACGCAGCTCGTCATGGGTTGCTCGCCTATCCGTCCGTCGAGACGATGCGCAAGGCAGTGGGGGCTTAGGATGTACAAGCGCTACTACCATGGCGGTCCTCGCGGCCTTGGGATGATCCTGCCAGCCTCGGCAACCGGAGCGGAATCGACCAGCATCCTCACTGGCTCTCGTGGCATCCACGACCCGAATAAGGTATATGTGACAACCTCATTCGAGGCGGCGGTGATGTTCGCAGCTGGGCACGATCACGGCTGCGTCTACGAAGTATCCCCCGTGAACCCGCGCCCGGACCCCGACTGTAGCGAGCTTGGCCTTGCTTGGGAATGCGACAGCGCCGCGGTTATTCGCCGCCACCGCATCCGAGGCAAGGCTCTGAAGCTCGCGCGTCGGGCGCTGCTGGATGAAGCCGCATGACCCTCATCCTCTATACTGAACCGGGGAGGCGGGGGTGACTGCACCGGCGCGCTTCAAGCAGGAAGACATCAAGCGCGTGATGGCTGGTGCCCGCGCCGCTGGCTTCACTCGTGTGCGCGTCGGCATTGACCCTAACGGCAACATCGTGGTCGAAGCGAGCAACGATCCTGGCGAGGCCCCGGATCGAGCCAACCCGCTGGACAGGCTGCTGCGATGAAAACCCGCTATGATAACGTCACCGTCAACCGCGACCGGCACGGCAAGCTCCGTGCGCGATACCGCAAGGCTGGCGAGAAGGCGTTCTATCTCGACACGCTTCCGGATCAACCGGGCTTCGAGAAAGAACTGGCCGACAAGCGTGAAGCACCGCGAGACAGCGAGCTTAGGCACACGCCGGGCAGTGTCAACGATCTGCTCACCAGATATTACAAGGCCGCCGACTTCGCCGCCAAGGGTACCGCGGAAACTCGCAAAGGCCGCCGCGGCATCCTCGAATCTTTCCGCGAGGGCTACGGCAACGACCGCGTCACCGACTTCAGCTTTGAGCATATCGAAGCGTTGCTGCTCGCCAAGACCGAAAAGAAGAAGGCCGACAGCGGGCGCACGGTTGGTGGACAGGTCGCAGCGCGCAAGCTGCGCAAGGAGCTTCGCCGGCTGTTCGCCTATGCCAAGAAGCTGAAATGGATCCAGACCAACCCGGTGGAGGAAGCTGAGAAAATCGGCAAGGCCAAGCTGTCTGGCTATTACCCTTGGACCGAAGACGATATTGCCCAGTATCAGGCCCGGCACAAGTTCGGCACCAAAGCCCGTCTAGCGTTGGAAATCTTGCTGTGGACAGGGCAACGGCGCGGCGATGGCCGGATGTTCGGGCCCAAGCACGTCATCGACGGCAAGATCAATTATCAGGCCGCAAAGACCGGTTCTGACCTATGGCTTCCCGTGGCGAGCGATCTGCGCCGCGCGATTGACGCCATGCCCAGCGTCGGCATTCAGACCTATATCGTCACCGATTACGGCAAGCCGTTCACGAACGTCGGGTTCGGCAACAAGATGCGGGAATGGTGCGACCAGGCAGGGCTCCCGCTCTGCACCGCCCACGGACTGCGCAAGGCGATCGGACGCCGCATGGCGCAGATGCGCTCGACCGACGAAGAGATGATGGCGGTCGGCGGCTGGCGCACAGCGTCACAGGTCCGCACCTATACCGATTCCGTCAATCAAGAGGATCTGGCGAAGGCGACGATCGACCGCCTCGACTCGCGCTATTCGGTCAAGAAGGGTCCGGAAAATGACTAACCACCTCCGATTTGATTTGCCTAACCGATCGCGAAACGCTAGGATTTCTGCGAGTTTCGGCAAGGGGCTGGTGGGCCCGGCAGGACTAAAATTTCCGTGCGCAAATACAGCGACGTTGCTTTGTCCAACCATCCCACAGACCCCCACGGAAATCTGCGGCGCCCCGCGCGCCGTGTCTAACCTTTTGGGGCCGTCCGGTTGCCGCCGAACGACCCCGACCAAAGGCATTGGAGGTGCCCGTGGCTGATTTCGAATATAGTGCCGATGGCAAGGTGGCGGAAGCTTTCCCGCTTTGCTGGCCTGCCGGGTGGCCTCGGGTACAGCGCCGCGAGCGGTCGCGCTTTGGTCTGACTTTCGCCGCCGCGCGGGATGAGTTGTTCGTCGAGCTTACCCGAATGGGCGCTCGCCAGATCATTCTCAGCACCAACGTCGCTCTACGCCGCGATGGGCTGCCATATGCAAATGAGAAAGACCCCGCCGACCCTGGCGTGGCCGTCTATTTCCAGCGCAAGGGCAAGTCGATGACGTTCGCGTGCGATCGATGGGATCGAGTGCGTGATAACATCCGCGCCATCTGCAAGACCATCGAAGCACTGCGCGGGATTGAGCGGTGGGGCGCTTCCGACATGATGGAGCGGGCATTCACCGCCTTTGTCGCGCTGCCCGCGCCCGGACAGACTGTAACGCTGTCTTGCTGGCAGGTTCTAGGTATCGCGCCCGGCTCTACCCGCGACCTTATTGATCGCGCCTACCGCGCGAAAGCCCGTGACGCGCATCCAGACTCGGGTGGCTCTCGCGAGGCATGGGACGCGCTGACAGCCGCATATGAGCAGGCAAAGGCATCCACCCCCTTAAAGATGTCGCACAGGTGCGAGTCGTGAGCAGTCCGCAGCATTCCGGGAACGGAATTGGGGTGGGCTGTGCATGACGTGGCTCTACATCCCTGGCGTTGCCTGTCCCTCTGCGCAGGCGTCGGAGGACTCGATCTCGGCATCCGACTTGCCGAGCCAGAGGCTCGCACCGTCTGCTACGTGGAGAGGGAAGCCGCGGCTGCCAGCATCATGGTCGCGCGCATGGAAGACGGGTGGCTCCATCCGGCGCCTATCTGGTCTGACCTTGCCACCTTCGACGCTGGAGCATGGCGTGGCGCAGTGGATTGCGTCGTGTCGGGCGATCCCTGCCAGCCCAACAGCGTCGCCGGGCGAGGGCTCGGCGCCGACGATGACCGCTGGCTCCTCGATCGCGTCATCGACACCTTTGATCGCAGCAGGGCTGCTCGTCTCTTCCGCGAGAACGTCCCGGGGAATGCGGACGGGCAACTCGGTGTGCTCGTCCCAGCATTGGAAGGATTGGGTTGCCGCGTTGCGGTCGGACTGTTCAGTGCGAAGGAGCTTGGCTTCGCCCACGGACGCGAGCGGCTGTTCGTCATGGCCGACCGTGCGGACATCGGACACCAATGGGCCCGGTCTGCACGGCGACGGCGGAATGGACCTGCGAACGGCGGCGGCGACATGGGCGACACCATCGGCGCAGCAATTCGAGCCCTATCAGCATCCCCGCCAGAGGTGGTGGAGCAGTGAAGAAGGCATGCGTTCCCCGCTTGCAGCGGGTCGGGCTAGGCGTGAATCGAGCCTGTTCCAGTCTCGACCAAAGGCGCCTATCCCTAACGTGAAGGAGTTGAGCGCATGCTTCGAGAATGGTCCGATCGCGTCACCAAACCGGCCCGTCGCGTTCCGCCGGCACTGCAATATGTCATCGGAGGCGCGCTGACCCTGGCAGCGCTTGGGATCGTGATTGTGGGGCTGTCGGGTGCCTAATCCTGCAACACCCACCGCCTAACATCCTCATCGGTCCACAGCGGACGGAATACGGCGGACTGGTAATAGAATCGATTGTGGCCGCGGCATCCTTTGGTGAGCCTGCACCGACACCGGCGCCCGATCAGCGAATAGCTCGCGCCCTTGATCCTGGCCAAGCGCCTCAGGTCATCCCTGCCAAGATCCCTGCGCTCCCCGCACTTCGTACACAGCACTCGTATCGGCGCTTTCGCCTCTATCATCGCCCCTATCGTTCTCACCCATAGCGGAAATGCTGTTGCCATGGGCGGAACATTGGTGGAACGTAGGCGAAGAGTCTAGGCGTCCTGAACCTTGGCGTGCAGATCGTCCGACGCAAGCTTGGCGGCTTCGTAGCGCTGCTTGAGTTCGTCCTGATCGGCTCCACGGGTGACGCTTATGAATCCTTCGTACAGCGCCTTGGCAGCTGGGAGGTTATCGCTCACCAGCTCGATCGCCTTGAGTATCGTGCGCAAATCCATATCGATTATCCTTTGATCGCGGTCAGGAGAGCCGCCACAGCCTCGTGGGCTGCAATAGCGGCTGTCGGGTAGCTGGAAGCGTTGCCGGCGCTGTACGCGGCTCGCACGGCCTTCACCGCGGCATAAGCGCGACGATCCGCCGCCTTCACGCGCTCAGTCTTCGCAGCGCCAGTGGCGAGCGCGAACTGAGCGGCGGCTTGATACGCAAGCTCGACACCGATAACCGCGCGAGTGTCGAGAGATTGCGTGGCAGTGCTACCACCCGAGGCCACCCCGCCAAGTTGGCCGGCACACCCCGCCAATAGGAGGAGAGCCGGCGCGAACGCTGTCCAGATTTTTTTCATCGATTGCTCCTTGCTTTGCGTCGGTTCCGGGCCTGTTCGGCTGCCGTCGCCCATCGGCAATTCTCAGGCCTGTAATTGCCGTCGTTATCGATACGGTCGATGCTCAAATCATCTGCATAGCCATTGGCCCGCGCCCATGAAGAGAAGGCGTCATACTCGTGCCACTCGGGGCAAACTGTGATGCCGCGACCTCCGTAGTTTTCCCACCGGGTGGCATTCGGATTTCCGCAGCGATGACGCATGTTGCACCATATACGGTAGAGCCGCGTGTTTCCGGCCCCCTTGCTCTCGCCGTGGGTGCGATTGTGGGCACGCCGGTTACGGCGGTAACATCCGCAACTGACGCTCTTTCCAGAGCGCAAGGTCGCCAAATCGAGCATCACCTCTTGCCCGCACTCGCATAGGCAGCGCCACACCGACCGCTTCGGCCGTTTCACGTACTCCACCGCTGTCAGCATGTTGAACTTCTGGCCAGAGACATCCTCGTATGGTTGGTTCCGCAATATTCGCTCTTGGAAAAGGCACCCACACGATGGAGTGACGCCGTTCCTCGGATTGCGGATTCCATTGATGAAAACTTCGCGCTCAGTGCCGCAATCGCATCGCACCAGCCACCGCTTGTTGCGCTTCACTACACCAACAAAACGAACCAATGTCTGCATACCAAAGCGGTCACCGGGCTGTGGCACTTTGTCCTCCTATCGTTGTCGAGTCAGCTTACTACTCGGCGAGTCGGGGAGCAATGTGTCGATCAGGTTTTGCACGATGCCAGTGCTAGGCACAGGGGGATGAATAGGGCTTTCATGAGGCAGGTTCCTTTGCGGGAGGATCAGATGGCGGCGCGTTGGCAAGGCTCTGCCCCATTCGATCGACGCTGCGCTGCGTCCACCGCTCCTTGATCGCGCCAACGATCAGGGTGAGCACGACAAGGTAAGCGGATGGGTCGAAGGTATGCTGGGCAGAGGCGCGCCAAATGCCGACGCACATAGCCACGAACACGCCGGCCGCGATGAAGCCGAGAAGTCCGATCTCGCTTCCGTGGTCACTGATTTTGGGTATCGTCATGCCGCCCTCCCGTAAAGCTGGGCCTCAGCGGCTCGCCTCGCCACTAGCCCTTTCAACTCGCGTCCATTGTCGAACCTCCAGCGCGCGAACTGCGCTTTTGCCCCGGCATAGTCGCCTTCGTTGTGCAGCCGGCGCAGGGTGCTCTCCGCCACTTGCCCGGCGCCAAGGTTGAAGGTGAAGCTCGCCAGCGCATCGAACTGGTTCTGCGTCGTGATCGGGAACAGGCGGCGCACATCCGCCTCTGCTTCGGCGATGTCCTCGATCAACAGCGCCTCTGCTTGGGCCGGTGTGATCGCCATTCCAGGCTTAACGTCGGGCCCGGTGTGGCCGTAGCCGATGGTCCACACGCCGCCTGTGTCCTGATAGGCCTTCAGTTCAAGCCCCTCGGCATTTTTGATCAGGGTGAGGCCAGCGGGCGACATGCGCTTGAGACCACCGCCATTGCCGACGCCAAGCTGATCCAGCGTGCTATCGAACAGGGCGACGGAGCCCGGCTTGTTGAAGTCCGCGCCCGCAGCTCGGGCAGCATCGAATATTGCTTTGCGATTGATCATTCTTCTTCTCCCACCCCTGGAATCAAGTCGAGCGATGTCAGGAAATCATCCAGCCCCGCGTTGCCGGTTTTCACCTTCGTACTAGCCATGCCGAGCAACTGCTGCGCTTGGCGCAAGATCGGGTTGTCCGGATCGAGCCGCGCCAATTCCCCAGCGATCAGCCGGTATGCCATCAACGCCGTGTTGGACTGGCGTTCGAGCGCGAGCATCTGCGCTTGGTAGCTCTCGACCTTGCCTTCCAACGCGATGATGCGTGACAGCGCGCTTTCTGCGTCCAGCCGCTTTTCGGCCTTGCGTGCAACCAGCGCCCTCGTGGTAGCGTCGCTGATCGCGGGCCAGCCACGCCAGAGCGCGATCATGGCCGTGACCATCAAGGCCCAGCCCCAAGGCGCCCGCGCAACCGAGCCGCTCAAAATCGCTGCGAAGTGCTGCACTCACGCCCCCACCCTCAAGAAGTCTGTCGGGCGCGCGGCCCAATATGCTCCCAGCCCCCCGGCTGTGAGCGCGGAAGCTTGCTTCCGGTCGATCCCGAAAGGCAGTATCGATAGCTGGACAAGCGCGAGGCTGAGCGTCCACCACCAGCCCTCAGCCGGCGGCAACGCGTCCATGAGCCTTAGCCCGTCGATCGCCAGCATCGGCACGAGCAGCGCGTAGGCAAACAGGCACGACGAGCCGCGCAGAAACCGCGAGCCGATTACGAACGCGGCCATGTGCTGAACCGCATTCACCTCAAGCTCGGGGACGCCCAATCGATACGCGATATGCCCGACCGTCCACGATGCGACGATCACACGGGCAAGCGCGTTGAACGGCGCAACGACAAACATCGTCACGACGATCGCTGCGATGTAGGCATCCCCGGCTCCCATGGTCAGCCGCCTCCGATCGGGCCTTCGTCCTGCGGCGGCGGATCAGGCGGAGGTGTCGGCGTAGGACTGGGGGTCGGCGGACTTGGCGAATGCTGCCCTCCATCCATCCTCACCGGCTCGGGATATTCGATCAGGTCTCGGTACATGGTTGCTCTCCCTTGTGATCAATCCGCTCGCCAAGATGCGGGCTCCAGATTGATGAGGTCCGTCGTCGCGGGCACGTCGTAGATCAGCAGCTCACCATCGATGATGTCGCCGCGGCACATCCCGATCATAGACCCGCTTGCAAAGGCTGGGAGGAACACGCGCACCGTGCGATCCGCGCGCAGATGGCGGGGGATCGTCATGAGCAGCGTGCCGTCGGCGATGGTGGTCACGGCAAGGTCGCCCCACAACGAGGTGTGTCCGCCGAAGTCCTGCTGATAGCCGAAGGTGCTTGGCGATGTGACGCCAGCGCCTAGAACGTCGACGATCAGCTCACTGGTGTAGCCAGGCGGGATCGAGCCGAACAGTTCGAGTACGGCGTTGGCGAATGCCTGGGCGTAAAGCGCATGCCCCTTGCCCGGCGTCTGGTGGATGTTGTCGCGGAGCTGATAGCCGCCGCGGGGGTCGTTACGCAGACTCGGTTGCGGGTTTCCAAGCTCTTCGCAGATATCGACGTAGCGCACGCCCTTCTCAAGACAGACGCGCTTGATCTCACCTCGGTACCACGCCCCGGCATCATCGTTTTGCGTGACGAAGCCCGTATTGCCACCAGCGGCGTATGAGTACCAGATGTATGGTATCATCACGATCGGGATGACGCCGGCTGCCAGCAAATCATCCAAGCCATCGGTCCATGTCGTGGTGAACACGGCCCGGTTGGTCAGACCCTGAATATCGTTCGTGCCTGCGCAAATGCCCACCACCGAAGCGGTCGTGCTGGGCAGGAAGGCCAACGTCGCCGCGAAGATGCCAGCACTATCCCCGCCAACGCCGCCAACGTTCCATAGCGGCCCGACCTGAAGCCCGTGCGATCCCTCCAGCAACTCAGGAACACGGCTCGGCCATGTGCAGGCGCCCATATCCTCAACGGTGCTGTCGCCGCCGAAAAGGATGCCGCCTTTCAGGTTAATACCACCAGACACCTGGTTGCTCTTGTCGAGCGTATATGTATCGAAATGATAGGTGTTGGCGTCGATCGCGTAATAGCCAAGGCCGACTTCTTGAATGTCGCCGACATTTCCCATGCTAATAGGCTGGCGCAGGAATGATTCACCGTTAGGCCTAATCACCACTTGATTTGCCGAAATGCGCGTGATCGACCACCGCGAGCGCTCAAACCGGAAGACCCCATTGACCCCTTTATTGGGGTAGGGAAGGTTCGTTAAATCCTGAAAAGGACCTCCCAGCGTCTTGGCGATCTGATGGGCCGGGTCATCAATCCCTGCGACCACCGATGCATACGCACCCGCGTATCCATTCGTGCCGCGAACGAAGATGCCAACCGCCCCCGAAGTCGGGATGTCGGCCATCCCCATCTCCACAGTCTCACCGACAGCGATCTGCACGAAGCCAACGGCGAAGTTGCCGCCCAACCCGGTAAAGCTCACCGAAGAAGTGGACGAGGCCGTTGCTGCAACATCGGTCCATGTGTCATTGGTCGGTGGCCACTGGTTCGGCCTGCGTAGAAACACCTGCTTTGCCGCCGCGGTCATGTCGATCAGCCGCTGCGTGCGGTGCCGGGCAAACTCCATCGGCGGACGCTGTGGGATCACATGCGGCTCGGGGTCAGCCGGGAACATGGTCGTGATACCGACATCGCGCAGCGTCACCGACGTCGGCTTGGCGAACGACATCGCCGCCATCGTCCCGTACAGTGGCGGGGAACCATCGAGGCCGGGAATGGAGATCGTCGTCAGCGGATCGACATCGAGCGATACACCCGTGAACATGCCCGCATTGGCGGTGCTGAACGTGTAGGTTGTTGCCTCGTCCGATACAGCGGTGAAGCGGACGACATCACCCCCTGCCTTTGCCGCGTTAAAAGCTGTCACCACATTGCTGGCACCGGTTGGCGAGCCGAAGGTCAGCATGTTAGGCCGTACCGCATCGGCAACGCTCGTCTTGTTGAGCGCGACTTGATCGGCCTGCTGGCGCACCCACGCACCAACGCTCAGCGCTGTGCTGTCAGCTTTGATGATGTTGATGTCGTCGGCGAGACCGGTGTAGTCGCCAGGCGTCCAGAAGAAGTCACCCGGCGCGATACCCGACGCGTTGAGCGATTGGCGCTCGTTTGAGATCGGCGCTGCCTTGAACGTGGCAAGGGTTAGGTACGTCGGGCCTGCGGGACCTGCGGGGCCAGTCGCTCCGGCGACAACCCCAGACATATCAACGACGATGCTTTGTTGCACCAACGTTGCGGGAATGGCACCTAGCGAGCCGACGCCCCCGGCGCTCCCCCCGACTAGGAACTTGCCCTCAAAGTACCTTGCCTGCGTATTTTCGTCACCCGCGTCAGTCTGAATATCGAAATACCACACCCACTCGACATCCTCGCCGACCTCGGCAGGGGCGGGGACACTTTCCATATCCGCCTTCGCGATCGTCATGGTCAGGTGACTGACTGGCGTTCCATCGTCATCTTCAACGCTATCGAGGGTAACCGTAGGCGTGATTTCAGGGCTTGCCGGGTCATTGTCCCAGTCCTGCAACACGACGGCACTCAGCACGGCCCCTGTAAGATCCATGCCGCGAAGAGAGATGGGAACGACAAGCGCGTTCGTTCGGACCCCCCGCAAGGGGACCGTTGCAGTTTTGATCATGTAGGACTCCGCTTCAGGTAATGACGGCGCTCACGCTTTCAGTGCGCGTCAACTGCGTGCTGGTGTCGTCGTAGGTAACCACCCAGAAGTATCGGGTCCCTGCGCCTATGCCCGACACAGTTTCTGACTTGCCTTCGCCCAGAGCGCCCGTGATGGCCCCAGGGCCTGCGGCATAGGTGGCAGTTCCGAAATTGTCCGTCGTGTTGTGCCAGATCTCAAGGAAGCTCCAGCCGATGGAGACCGGGCATTGGAATGCGATAGTCGCGGCGCCGCCAGTCGCATCGGTGGCGTTCAGACCAGTTGATTTGAGGCCTGCCAACTTCGGACCATTGATAATGCTGTCCAGTTCTTCGGTGGACGGGATCGAGATCGCATCCGGCGCCGCCCCGTTCGCTGCCAAGGCAGCCGCGTGTTTCGCCGCAGTTTCGGTCATGAACGTGAAGTTCCAGGTCATCGATGCGGGATCGACCTCGCGCCTAAGGACGACAACGTTCGCCTCTGCCAACCCGAAATCTGCCACAAGGTCAGCCGACAGGGTCAGCAAGTCGCCGCCTTTGTAGCGACGCATCCGCGACCCGAGCGGGAGCGTGATCGGCCCTGCCTCGCGACCGTCATAAAGTCGATATGCCGCGAGCTGGGCAGCCTGATCGAAGTCGTTGACCAGATCGAACGGCACCTCTTGCCGCTTGACCTCGCCATCTTCGGTCACCCAGTCCGATACGGCCAACTCGATCGTTGATTGCTGTGCCTGCCATTTGTGTGCTGGGCTAATGCACTTGGGGATCGCGGTGTTGAACCGATCGCGCCACGGCTGGCCGCCTGCAACCGTGATCGCTCCTTCCACGAGGTCATCGCGCGTGATCGTGTCGAGTGCGATGCGCGGCGCGCTGATCTTGAGACCAAGCTTACCGCCCTTGAAGCAAGGTTCTGCCCCGCCCGATTCAAGAATGCGCTTGAGGTTCGCCCACTTGTCGCCGGGCTCCCAGATGACGCCGTTGCAGGTCCATTCGTTCTCTTCGCAGACATTCGCCAACTCGACGAAATCGTCTACAACTATGCCGTCCCACGGGATGCCGATGCCATAGACCAGCCGGTATTCGCTATCTCCATCCGCTACGTTGCGCTCCCATGTCCCGAGCGCATAGTTGAGGCCATGGATGCCGGGACTGTCGGTCCATTCCCATGTGCCAGACGCGGTATCGAAATCTGCTTTTTCGGTTCTTGGGTCTGCCCATCGGTGCGCACCATCTCCACCGGGGTAAGTGTCGTCGAGCCGCGGGTCATACCGTTTGACGCCCTTGCCCCGAATGCCCAGTTGGGGCGCCCCCGAGGCATACTTACCGTTCTTGCTGTCCCAGCGCAGCGCCCATCCCACCGCGGCCATACCCGACAACTTGTAGCCCGCCCCCCAATCAGGTGGGGTCGACGGGGTCCAGTGTGCTGGTGCTTTGAGAGCGGACGATTCCGGCTTAGCCCCCAACTGGGGGTACAGGTGCATGAAGCTTGAAAAGTACCCTGTCGCAGCTCGCACGCCGTCTCCGCCCGGAGCGCCTACCCCGATTTCCGCAAAGTCGGCATAATAAGTATCGATCGATTCAATCGGGCCGCCGACCGAGTAGACCGTCGCCATGAACAGCTGGGTATTCGGAACATCATTGACGGTCGGGCCGTATCCGACTTGATGCACGATGTTGCCGCCGCTGTACGTGTTCCCCAGCATCATGGGCGCAGGCATGTCCGCACCGATTTGAATTTCGGCCACGGAACCGACATAGCGGGGGGGGCGCTTCGCCGTGACCTGTGCGCCGATGCTGGCGCCGGCCGCCGCGGCGCCCGCAATCGTGCCGATCTTGGTCAGTAACGCCGCTGTGGCGACTGACCCGACCCCTAGCGTGCCAGCCGTGAGTGCAACGGCTGCGACGACGCCGGCGATCTTGCCGACTGCCCTGAAGACGCCGCTCATCGTCCTACAGCCCACGCAGCAACGAACTCCGCCTTGCTCACCTCGATCGGGAGCATGCGGCTCATATCGGCCTCGTGCCAGCCGAGCACCTTTTGCCCGCCCGCCGCGATGACCAGCGCATTGAACGGGGCGAGGCCGGGAAGCATGGCGATGTCCCCAACGATCAACCTTGCTGGCGCGATGCGCGGGAAGAGCGAGTCCAAAAGCGCTTCGAGGCTGTCGTAGCCTGTAGCCTTGAGTGCTTTGACTGCTCCGGCATAGGTGGAGAACCTTGGAACCGTGGGCGTCCGAACCTTCAACGCCTTGGCCTGCGCCTTGCCGAGGTGAATGCAGTTGCCCCGCGTGTCCCACGCGAACGGTTTGTCCCGAAAGCGCTCAATCACTTCCGCGGTGCGGCTCACGCGTTCGTTGAGGTTCATTCGATCGGCGCCGGGTAGTACATGCCGCCACCATCGCCGCTTCCGCCACCTACTACGCCGCCCGAACTCGATCCACGCGGCGCCGATGCAGCGCCCCAAGCCACGGAGCGAGCCACGCCCGACGCATTCGCCAGACCCTTTTCCCCCGGCCAGATTTGCTCGTGGAACGAAGGCGATAGGCAGTTGCCTTGGTTGATGAGGAACAGTCGTTCAGCATTAGAGACGCACGAGAACTCAAGCTGGCGCGCGTTGTTCTCGAATTTGAGCGACGGATTATCGATGATGAAATCCGCGACCTGCTCGGCATCGCCAACCTCGGTCCCATCATCCTCATCGATCTCGACAACTGAAATGCGAATGCGGGCGTTTGCCAACGCGGGGTCATTCAGCGTTGACGATGCCACGCCACTGGGCGGGTTGAACGTGATTGCCGCCGCTGGCGCTTCGTCGCCCACCCCTTCGTTCAGGCTCTCGAACCCGACAGGAACTCCTAGGACGCTATCTTCACTGGTGTACGTATTGCCATCGACAACCACCATGCCCCCGTCGCTAAGATAGGCCGTATGACCCGGTAGCTCGGCAAGCATGACAGCCGCGATGACGATGCGCTGCATCACTTCAACTCCGTCACAGTGAACTCGATCGAGGTTACCCGCTCGACCTCAAGCGGCGGTCGGGACGTGACCTGAATCGCGCCCTCCATTTTGGGGCCGCCCAACTCGATCACATCCCCATCTGCGAGCGAGACGCGCAGAAGGTTGCGCAGCCGAACTGTCGCCTGCCCGCTCCCGTTCGCAATCACCTGCTCTGCGACACGGTCGGCGTAGATCACCCCGCCTTTGGTGTAGTTAAGCCATTGCCCGGCCTTGATCGCGTAGTTCGGCGTCAGGCCGTCAATCGGGATCGACCGCCCGCTTGCCGTCGTCGCGGACACCAGTGGCGTACCGGGCGCACCGACGTTGAAGTCTGGTTGTGGGATTTCGATAATTCCACCTAACCGCTCCGCATCGTCGAACAGCGCCGACAGCCGACGCCAATCCGGCTCGACCTTCATCATCGGCGTGCGAACCGTCATCATCCATCGGTCACCGAGACGACCCTCATAGGAAAGCGCCCCGCCCAATCCGGGCTGACGCCAACCCGAAAAGGCATAGGGCGTTGGTACCGCGGATGCGATCCGCAGTGAGGTCAGGTCAATGCTTGCCATGCTAGGCCAGTCGAGCCCGACCCGCGCGGGCCTGGCGCCTTACCGTTCCAGCGACAACTTGTGCTGACTGCGTACCCGCAATGCCTGCGACGCGAGGCACGAATGCGGCCCCCTCCTCGCCCGTCACATAGACGACGATCGGGCGCTCATTGTCCTGTCCGGCACGCTCGACATTGATCTTTTCATCAGCCGACACGCGTACGCGCGGGATTCCGTTGATGGCCAGTACGTTTCGGTCAGTCCCTGCAAGACCGCCAACCTTGAATGAGCCTCCAGTGGCGAGCTTGGGAAGGTTGGTCGTCTTCGACCCGCTCCCGCCTCCGGATGCACCTCCAAACAGCGACCCGATCGCGGAGAGAATTCCGCCACCTCCAGACCCGTTCCCTCCCTCACCAAACAGCATCTTGGCGAGCGGCTTGATGATCGCCTGCTGGATAGCAATCCGGGCGAGGTCGTTGATGATCTGGTCGGCGATGTTGCCGAAGACGTCCCCGAGCGATTTGCTTTGCAGGATCGCATCGGCAAGTCCGTCGTTGAGAGACTGGAGACCTTCGGCCGCGACAGACTGATAGGCCTCGTTGAGTTCCTTGGCGTCCTTGGGCAGGCTGTCCACATATCGCTCGAGCGGACCCATCGTGTCGCGCTTGACGGCTGCCTCTCGGGCACCGCGGGTGCTGTCGAGCTGCTTCAGCTTGGCCTCGGCAATCTGGTACTCGATATCAGTCGTGGCGTGCCGCGCTTTGACGGCCTCCAACGCGGCACGCTCCATCTCGATTTCTTTGTCGAGGATGCGCAATTGGATGCGGCGCCGATCTTCCTGCGTGCGGGCAGCATCGAGCTGATTGCGAAGCACCTCGGTATCGATCTCGATCACCGAGCGCTTCAGGTCTAGCTCCTGCTCGGTCAACTGGTCGTCGAGTTCCCAATTGACGAGCGTGTGCTGCTTCTGGGCATTCTGCGCATGTTGGAGCCGAAGCGCTTCAGCCTGCGCCTTCGTCAGTTCCCCGGATTTCTCTCGGCTATCGACATCGATATTGTAGGCGGCTTCCTCGGTCTCGATCCGAAGATGCTCCAACCGCGCACGCTCGCGAACGTCAGTGGTGATGTCCTGCTTGAGGCGCAGTTCCTCATCATTGAGTGAGGCCATCTCGCGGTTGAAGCGCTCGAGATATTCCGAGCTGCGATCCTTGGGGCCGCGCTTTGGCTTCCTTCCTCCGCTGCCGCTCGCCACGGGGAGCGCGCCATCGCCCACCGCAGCTTGAGGTGTCGGCTTGGGCGCGTTTCGGGCCGCAATTCGGCGCGCAACTTCCTGATTGATGGCGCTAGCAACATTGTTGGCAGTCTCATCGTTACGACCGCCCCTCACCTCACCCGCTAGCTTGCGCGCCCGCTTGGCCAAATCGGCATTCGACATGCCTTTAACGCCATATGTGTCGTTCTGACTGCGGTCGTACAGTTCGTAGGTGAGGCCAGCCAATCCGCCGAGTAGCGCGCCGGGAGCTTTGCCCACCTTCCCGCCGATAGCGGCCCCAGCAGCAATCGTGAGTGCGCCAGGAAGCTTTTCAGAAACCTGAGCTGCGCTAGCGGCCAGCCTGAACAACGCATCGGCGAGGCCAGCGATTGCCGACGCATTGTCGGCCACTACCCCGGCAATGCGCGCCTCGAGGACTTGCTTCAGCTCGGAAAGCTTATCCGCCGTCTTGTCAGCGTTTTGGATCTGCTCATCGGACAGGACGATACCGAGCCTGTGCGCAGCGTCGCGCAACTCATTGATGGCCTTTGAGCCACCCGCCAGAAGAGTGTCTAGCTTCTGGCCCGACTTTCCGAACAGGTCGGTTTGCAGCCGAGCGCGCTTCGCCGGATCTTCGATCTTGGCGAAAGCGTCGGCCAGCTTCGGGATCAGCTCACCCGCGGTATAGACGCGCCCATTCGCATCCTGAAGTGCAACGCCAAGCTCACGGAATGCGGCTACCTGCGATTTCTCTCCAGCTAGCGCCTCGCCCATTGTCTTGGTGAGCTTGGCAAGCGCCTTGTCCATTTCATCGGACGTGATGCCGGCCTGCGATGCCGCGTACCGGTATTCCTGAAGCTCTTTCGCAGAAACGCCAGCCTGCTGCGCCACCTCCCCCAACGAAGAAGCATAATCCAACGCCCGCTTGCCGGCCGCGACCAGCGCCGTGGCGGCGACACCGGTCAGGAGGGTGTTGAACCCACTCCGGATCTTCGAAAGCTCTTGCTGAATCGCCGTCGCGTCACGGCGGGCAATCCCTCTCGCGCGCTTGGTCCCCGCCTCAAATTGCGCGGTGTCTATCCCGAGCGTTACTCGGAGCGCGCCGATCAAGCCGCCATTTGCCATGAACGCCCCTCGTGATTATGAAGCTTCGCCATGACGACAGGCGAACTGCTGCGGATGCTGGTTGTGGATGCCCTCGTGATCGTGGGCTTCGCTGCTGGCGCGTTTCTGCTCTACACGGCTATTTTCGTTGCGCCGCCGGGGACGCAGTTGTTCTTTAGTCTAGGCGCGATCGCCTGTGCGGTCGTCCCGCTCCCTTTGGCGCTAGTGCTTCACAATCAGATTGTGCGCAGGCGTTTGCGATCAGGCGACGATAGCTGATCTCAGCCGAGATGCGCCGTAGCCCCCTGCCACGAGGTTAGAATGCTGAGCATTTGCTGCGGGGTCTGCTTCTGCGACTGAGCCGGCGCAGCGGGCTTCCGCTTTCCTCCGGCTAGCGTGATGGCGATATCGACCCGGCTCTGATACCCGTTCCGAGCGCGGTTGAGCAGTCGCGGCGTTTGATGCCAGAAATCATCGGGTGGCCAACCCGCCTCGCACCACCCCTCGTAGTGATCTAGCCAGTTCCACGCTTCGCCTGAGGCTTCGGAGCCTTTCCCGTCTCCCTAGCCTCCTCTGGCCCGCCGAACGCTGCAGCAAGGCCCTCCGATACCGCGAGCCTCGCCTTGGCAGGTCCGCAGGTCGAGAGCAGATCGTCCACGGCGCTCATCGGCATCTCGTGCGCGCGCTGGAGTCCCGCCCAGAAGATGGCTCGTAGGACAACGAGGTCGTCCGCATCCTCGCTGAACTTCGACACCAGTTCCGTCATCTTCATGCCCGTTGCCTGCTGGGCATAGATGAAGGCGGACACGTCGTATGTCAGGAGATACGATTCCCCGCCGATCTCGAGCGAGGTTTCGCCGCGGAGAGGATTGTCAGGCAGCATCAGGAAGCAGCCGCCTGCACCACCGCACCAGCGACGCGGATCGTGATCGTCGCCGTCTGGCGGTCATCGATCGGGATCGTCTTCTCGTAGCCCTTGACGATGCCGGGGAAGGTGAATTCCTGGTTCACGCCCGACACGGTCGGAACCGAGACCATGATCTCGCGCGGCTGATCGTCGTTGAGCGCGCTGTTGATCAGCGTGTCCGTTGCGGAGCCAGCGTCGTAGTTGATGCCGAAGGTGATCTCGCCATTCTCGATCAGGCCGGTGATATACTCACGGGCTCGACCCGGGCTCTTGAAGTGGGTTGCCTCCACCTCTGCCACCTGCGGGTTGGGCAGGCTGATGCTGATGACTTCCGCCACCTGCGTCGGCGTGCCGCCGTCATTGTCGATCCACAGTTCGGCGCTCCAGCCGATCGTCGTATTCGCCATCACGTCGCTCCTTGTAGATTACTTGATTTTCGCCAGTTTTGCCGCTTGCTTGGCGCGGACCTTCTCGATGCGGGTCCACATGCGCCCGCCTACGCCCCGCAGAACTTCTTGCTGTGTCGCGTCCCATGCCGGGCGCCCCGCGGGCTGCGCAGCTTGATGGGCATTGCCGAACTCGGTCTGCACGCCAGCGGGATCGTTCGTGCCCGCGTAGACTTCGGCGAAGCTCTTGCCCTCACGCCGTGCGGTGCGCGCCTGTGACTTGTTCAATCGCGTTCCAGCGTGGATGCTGTCGCGATAGGTGCCGGGCGGGCGCTTTGGCGTGCTTGCCGGGTCTGCGTCCACCGGAGCCGCCGCCTTCCACGCATCCACGAATGGCTTGAGCGCCCCGATGCCGTCCTGCTGCATTTCCCGACGCGCGACGGTCCGCGGCAACTCCCCTAGCAGTTTGTCGAGTTCCTTCAGGCCATCGACCTGATCCATCTTGATCACGCGGGGCGCACCCAGAACTGGTAATCATGCCGGATACGGTAGGCGACACCGCCGCCGATCATATCCTCCGGATTAGGTCCGTCGTCGCTCACCAGAATGGCAGGGGGCAGAAACTTCCACCCGCCGACCGTGACTTCTGTCAGCCTCTGCATTTCGGCCTGAAGCGCGTCTGCGACAGCGAGCGCGCTTACCTGCGTCGCGCCGTAGCAATCGAACTGCACCCATGGGTTGATCAGCGTATCGGGGCCTTTGAACGTCCAGTCCTGCCCAGGCGCGGCCTTAGTCAGCACGATCGCAGGGAGCGCAGAATTGGCCGGCCGCAGTCCCCAATCAACGCGCGTGGCCACCAGTCCGGTAATCGTCCCGTTTGCCAGCAAGCGGGAACGCAAGGCGGGGCGCATTACTCAGCCGCCCGTTGCGCCGTCACGCGCACGCCCTCGTTGAACCCCAAATCGGACACGGCTTGGATATCCCAAATAGGCCAGACACTCTGGTCCGCATCTGACACCGGGTAGCGGATGCGATCAGTGACGCTGATAGTGCGGGTCTTGGAGTTGCTCAGCACCTCGAATGTCGCGACCTGCGCACCACCTTCTTGCGCCGCCTTCCTCTGTTCGTTGCCACTGCCCCAGATTATGGCTGCGTTCGCGGCTAGATATGGCGCGAAAGCACCAGGCTGCGTCGTCATTCCGTCATCTACTGGCGGCCCGCTGCGCTCGATCACGATCTTGTGCTTGCGCGGGGTGGCCTTCATGCGAGTGCCGGGTCCCGGTAGCGCCACAGCAAGGATTTTACTGCATCGCTGATTGGGTCTCCGCCCTCTCGATTGTCGAACAGTGCCCCGAGAACGAGAAGGATCGCGGCCTTCACCAGTGCCGGTGCATCCGCTTCCGTCCATTCGTGATCAGGGCGCTTGAGATAGTCGATCACAATATCACTTGCAGCCTCGGCCTGGAACGTGACCGTCGCTGCGATATCCGCGTCTTCAAACTCATCCTCGGTGAGCCGAAGGTGCGTGCGCGCTTCCTCGAGCGTGATCAGCGCGGCCATTACTTGGCGTCCTTCCCATCGCGCCCCTTCTTGGCGCAAAGGGTCCAGTCACCGCCGTCAGGCTTGCCGGCCGTTCCCTTGTTGGCGTGCCATAGCGAGCCGCCCCAAGTGACCGTGTCGCCTTCCTCGTAAGCCTGGCCATCCTGCCAGACACCGCGGTAGATCATGACCGGAAATGGGATTTGAAAAGCGTACTCGGTATCGCCCTTGTCGAAGCTGAAGCGCAGCGTGCGCCCATCCTCCATCAAGGTCAGGCCGATGTCCTCCGGCCCCATGCCGTGCTGACCATCCTTGCCGGGCTCACCGTCCTGCCCATCCTTGCCGACGACCTGGCCAAGCTCTTTCATGCGGCCATCGGTGAACGTCGCGACGAGCCCGCCGGTGCGATCAATCACCAGATCAGCGATCCCAGCCCCATCCTTGCCCGGCTCGCCGTTGGTTGGCACCGGGATTTCAGCGACAGCCTTTGCGACGCCTTCCTCGATCAGGGGACGCACATCGTCGAGAGTGATGCTCGTGCCATCCTTCGGCGCAGGGATCGCCTTCACCCGTTCCGACACAGCGCGTTCGACTAGTTCCCCAATGGCATCCATGTCTGGAGCGATGGGCTCCGGCGCGGCCGGAATATGCAGCTTCGAAACCTCACCCGCGACCATCGCGACGAAATCAGGCGTGTCCGCCTTGGCTTCCTCTAGCGCCGCAATACGTGCGAGCAGCGGGGCCGTCGCCGCCTCAACGTGCTGCTTTACGATGGCAGCCGTCGCTTCGGCGAGAGCCTTGGTGTCAAGCATTCAAGGCCTCCCGCAGATCTTTCTCGAAGAGGGCGAGCGCAGCACGGCGCGCTTCCTCATTGTCATTGGCGACTTCTTCAACCGGGGCCGGTGCCGGTGCGGCGGTGCCGAACGGGTCTTCCTGCGCATCCCGCTTCGCGAGGGCCGCGAGGCTGTAGTTTTGCTGCTGCAGATAAACAGCGTCACCACCCGCGGTGGGCTTCTTGTCGAGCTTGGCGCGCATCTCATCGATCTTCAGAATGCCGGCGCCCTCCTTCAGGACCTGCATCTGGGTCACGCTGTCCATGCGCAGCAAGTTGTCGATGTCGAACTCGGTGCCTAGCGTTTCACCAGTCGCCAAGCCCTCATCTAGGCATAGCTCGATCGCCTCAATCAGCACCTGAAGGCACTGCGAGTAATACTCGGTGTTGAGCGCCTGAACGTTGTTGTAACTGGGCAGATCGCCCACGCCGATCTTGTAGGGCGGAACGTGGTAGGTCGAGCAGATGACCTCGGCTGTCCACTTCAACTGCTCAATCAACTGCGCGTCAGTCGATTTCATCGACATCGCTTCGTACTTCAGGCCATCGCCTAGAACCGCGACCTTGCCGGCGTTCGAACCACTGAAGTTCGCGTCCCAGTATTCCTTGAGCCGCACCGCGGTCTCGTCGCTGATCGCTTCTGGCGCTGTCAGGATACCACCGGGGCGAGCGCCGTTCTGGAACAGCTTCGTGCTGGCGTTCTGGATCGCGATGCCCTGCGTCGCTGCGAGCCCGTTAGCGAAGATCGGCGACAGCCCGACCAGCGGGTGGAAGAAGCAGTTGAACCGGTCGTGGATGATCTCGCGAGCGGGGACGACAATCTGCTCCCCCACGCCGCTCAGATTGTCCGCGCGCAGCTCGTAAAACACTTCACCGCTATCCGAGACCAGCGGCGTCACCAGATCCGGCGAAAGCACATAGAGACCAACGACGACGCCACGCCCATCCCTGCGCTTCAGGACGTAGGTGTTGCCGCGCTGGAGCTTTGACAGCACCCAATTCTCGAAGAACTGAATCCGGTTCTGATATCCGTTCGGCTTCCGCAGTACAGGCGAATACGCTGGGTTCTTGACCTCGCTCCAGATGCCGTCGCTATCCTGCGCGACCAGCTTGACCCGAAGTTTTGAAATGTCGCTCGCGATCAGGGTTTGGCAGGCGAAGACGGCATGGTTTGCCAGCACGCTGTCCGGGCTAATCGGTGGGGCGTTCTGCTGCCAAGCGCCGGGGAAATATTCCCGAATGACTGGCCACCAGCCACCGCGCCCCTCGGCAACAGGGCTGAGGGCCTTTTTCTCTGCACCGCGGGAGATGGTGAAGCCGAACAACTGCATCAGGCGGCCTCCCTCTCATTCGTGACGCGATAATTTGCTCGGACGAACTTGTTGATGTGAACGAGCGACCACGGCTTGAGCGTGCCGGGGAAGAACAGAACCCGCGGCTCGGTCTCGGTCCGCATCGGACGCGAGCCGTGCCAGTGCACCCCGTCCGCTTCGCTCCACGTCGCCTCGCCGTAACCGAGAATATGCGCGAGCCATGCCTGATCCGAGCCGGTGTATAGCTGCCCCGCTTCGATTGCTCCGTCCTGCGTGAACTTCTCGTACACCTGCGGCCTGCATCCAGCCGTCATCAGGATCATACTGCCATTGTACGGGCGGTTGGGGGCCGTCCCCTTGAAGATGACCAGATCATCCGAGCGATCGAACAGCGGATCCAGCGGCCCACCAATCACCACGTCCAGATCCATGCACACGAACCGCTTGCCAAACATGGCGGCTGCATCGCGGCGGAACATCGCGAGCCGGCGAAAGCAACTCGGTCGGCCATTGGCCCACCGCGGCGTCGTCACATCCTCAAACTCACCCGGCGGGGTGATGATCCTGACTTTCGGATCAATGCCTCTAGGCATGTTGGTCACGCAGGCCAACTCGTGCGGCATCGCGAGATTGCGCGAGACCATCGAGGCCCAGATATTCACATGATCAGCGGTGTACGCGGTTCGGCCGTTCGGCTGCTTCCACAGCCAGGTCAGGATGGTAATCACGCGGCCTTGGCCATTTGCTTGAACAGCGGCGCATAGCGAACCACGAAGTCAGGCCGGTTTGTGCGCAGATATTCCCATTTCTTCGCGACCGCATCGTTAGTCATGACCGGACGAAGGCGCTCTACCGCCTCCCTTGGGTGACCCGAGTCGCACAGAAACATTGCCGCTCCGCACTGAAATAGCGGGGCTTTTTCTTCAGGTACGAATGAGGACCAATATTCCCATGCTTCGGCAATCTCTTCGGGTGACCAGCGGTCAAGCGAGAGCGCTTTGAGTGAGACCTCCGACGCGTTCCATTGCGACTTGACCCGGAACACCAGCGTCGTCCCCGGCACCACCGCTTCGACGAACTCGATGTGATGCCGAAGCCGATACAGGCACGCCGGAATTTCATAGCTCGGGAAGTGGCAGAAGTCCTGCCACGCCATGATCGCACCCGGCTGCAATGCCTCCCGTAGTTCGGTCAGCACGGGCGAAATCTGAGGTACACGCTTTGGCGCATCGGTGATCAGGACGCCAATGGGGCCACCGCTCCATTGCAGGTCCTCAATCTGCCCCTGGTGAACCTCCACATGATCGATCAGCGGCCCGAGATTGGCCTTGAACTGCTGGAGGCTCGGCCCGATGGGGATCGCCCCACCGTGCTTGCCGTAGAACGCCTCGACCTTCCGCGCGTGCCCGGGTTTCGACAGGAACTTGTCATAGACCTGCACCTTGCGGTCAGCGCCAGAATCCCGAACGCCAGCCGCGATATAGGCCGTTGAAGCGCCTAACCACGCGCCGAACTCCACGATCGCGCCTTCACCAGCCTCCTTTGCTAGCCGATAGTATAACGACCGCTCGGCATCGGTCGTCATTGCCGGAATAGGCTTTACGCCTTCGAGTGGGTGCATACGACCTTTCCAGCAATCCGGTCCAAGCCCAACACCTGCGCCATGGCGAGGCGGTGGTTGCCCTGGTTCCCGATGAATACATTCCCGTCGCGGCCGATCAGAAAGGTGGGCAAAGGCCCTGCCTCCGCATCGAACCCGCGGCTTTTCATGTCCTCGAACATGCCGTCCACGCGGCTATAATATTGCTCGAGCAGCGCTCTCATTGACGCGCAGCCACGCACGCTCTCGCGCCGGCCAAGCCTCCCTGCGTAGGCGTGGCGGAACAGGTCCGTGTCTTCCCACGCCGCACCGCCGCGGTATCGCTGAGCAATCGCCCGGTGCTTGACGGCCTCCGCCAACGGGAAGCGTCGCGTGAGGTCCCAGTCACCACCGACAACGCCCTGAAGCCCATCAAGCGGCGATATCTTGAACCTGATCAGTTGCGGGGCGATCCATAACACCGACAACGATTTCGTCGCCATCGGTCACTTCCTCGGCAATTCGATATCCATGGCGCTCAAGCAGGTCCCGCATACCCTCAAGCGAGGCGTAGCGGTTGAAATCCCCTAGCGGCTCATGCGGCGTGCCAGCGCGCCAGTTGTCGGCACGGTTGCGGTTGCCACAGAGAACCACGGTCGGAATGCGCTCGGCAATCTCCGCGAATACCGCATCAATCGTCTCGCGCAGGTAATAGACCATCCGCACCGCCACGAGCGTGTCCTTGCCGTCCAGCAAAGCGATGCTGTCGCCGATCGACCCGTTGACGAACTCGACGCCTGCCACTCGCCACTTGCTGGCCAGTCTCAGCGCCTCAACGTGGCGTTCGCGGTTCTGCTCAACCGCGGTGACCTCCCTGCTCTCCTTGGCCATCAGCAGCGCAAGCACGCCCTCGGCTGAGCCGAGTTCGATCACATGTTCGCCAGTGACGAAGGGAAGGATGCGGGTGTACTTCTCTGGAACTTCGCCGCGGAAGATCGCGGCCTGGTTCTTGCGGTAAGCGAGGCTCCCCGTCACGCCGCTGCGATCTTCTCGCGCAGGGTAGCAGCATCCCAGCCGTTGAAGGGGTTCTTGCTCAGCTTCTCGCGGTACTCAGCCCGGAGTGCGGCCAGGTCGTCGCCAGTGCTGGACGGCGTCGGCGCATCGGCTTGAGCTATCTTGGCCCGCGGTGCCGTCTTCGTAGCGCGACCGAGCGCCAAGATAGCGCGTGCAGCAGGCCCTGAGAGGTACAGGGGCTCACCAGCGGTCAGCATGCGCGTTCCATAGCGCCTGCTCTTGGTGGCATAGACAGTGCGGTGGGCCATTCCCGTCTCCTTGAAAAAGGGCGGCGAGCCGAAGCCCGCCGCTCGTTACACTCAGCTCAGGTCGTTGACCGGACCGCCCCAAGCCACGCCAGTCAGGTACGCGACCGCAGAAGTGCGGCGACGTGCCCAGTTGATCGTGCGCTCGGCGAGGAAGCCGACGCTGTTGGTCTGCCACAGCGAGACGGTCGAAGCAGCCGTTCCCGGCACCACGCCGATCGAGTCACCCGTCAGCGAGCTGTCGAGCATTTCGATTGAAGCCTCGCGGCTCATATCGAGGCGGATGCCGCCTTCGTCGGCCAGATACACATCGGCCGCGTTGATCATCGCCACCACACCAGCCGGGACATGCTCCGAGGTGATGACCGGGATGCCAAGCAGCATACCGCCGTTCATGCCGATGCCGTTGAACTCGCTCTGACCGAGCGCATTGACCATCATCGACAGCGCCAGCGCCGTGTCCGAGCGCATCACGAGAACACCGGTCGTCGGCGGGTTGTTCGCCGCAATGTACTCGTTCAGCAGCGAGCGGATGTCCGCGCGCACGTCGTCCGCATCACCCGTGCCCGACGCCGCGGCATGCGGGGCGCCATTGGTGATCGATGCCGGCGAAACGCCCGCGCTTGCGGTCTTGGCAGGATTGATGAAGTCGATGTCCAGACGGGCCTTGAGCGCCTCTGCGAGCTGGTCGCGCACGATCGCTTCGGCCGAAGGCGAGGAATCACGGATGACCTCATCGGTCAGCACCGCGATATTCGCGACCTTCAGCGGCTCCAGGGTCGTGCGGGCGAAGTCGAACGAGGTCAGAGGTTTTGCCTTGCCCTCGCCTACCCAGTAGCCCTCGCCGCCAGCCGTCTGGCTGATCAACGGAACTCGGAACGGAACTCGGCGCAGCGACGGAATGCCGTTCGTGCCGAACTTGCCGAGGATCGTCATCGGGCGCAGGAACGACACGAAGTCAGCGAAGGCCGAAGTCGTGTCGCCGACCAGATCCTCCGCCCAGCTTCCCGATTGGGTCGAGCCTGCAGGAACTTCCGCCTTCTCGATCGCCTGGAAACCGCGGTCTGCGAGGTTCTTCAGCGTGCCGAAGGCGTTGCTGTCCTCGCCATAACGGATGCCGGCGAGGCGAGCCGCGTCGTGGACGTTGCCCTTGGCCATGCCGAAGCATTTGACGAGGCGGGCAAAGCCAATGCCCGGATCCAGCTTGGGCTGGGTCTTGACCTGAATCTGTCCCTGACGGGTACCGGCGCCTTCATCGGCCTTCTGGCCAGCGACCGGCGTCAGCTTGGTCGTGTCGATCGACGTCTTCTCCATCGAGCGGAGACGCTTCAGGTGAGCGTCAATGGCCTCGACCTGCTCCTGGTTGTCGTCGAACTCTTCGGTCTGCGAGGCGTCGAGGGTCGAACCCTCACCCGCGGCCTTTTCCATGATGGTGGCATTGGCAGCCACCAGCGACGCGCGCTTCGTTTCGAAGGCGCTGATCTGCTCAGCGTAGTTCATGATTGGGTTTCCATCTAAGGGAAGGTCGGCGCCTCCCGGCGCGAACCCGCGTTGGACTAGTTCGAGAGGCGCTTGATGTCGCGAATCACGAACGGCTTCGCCCTACCGCGGGCGGGGTCTTCCAGCTTCACGACGCGCACAGTCTTGCCAACCGCGGCGGGCGCATCGGGTTGCGGAATTTCGGGTTCGGGAATACCGGCCTCTTGCCGCGCCTCCCGGTCAAGGGCTCTAATGGCGCGCAGCTCGGCATCGGCGCCATAGATCGATTTGAGTTCGGTGATCAGAGCCTGCGAGTTAGCCGGGATCGTCACCGCAGAAAGCTCAAACACCTCGGTCTCGCTGAACCGGATGCCGCCGCTGTCCATGAAACTGTACTCGATCGGGCGGAACCCCACGCTGACCGCACGAACAAGGCCGGTCTTGATCGAATCCCATGCCTCCTGAAGGCGATCCTTCAGAGTGACCGACTCCACGGTATCGGGATGCGCGATCGACGCCTCGAACCCAATACCTTTGGCGGTCGGCTTATCGAACCTCACCGAACCGATCGGCTTGTCGTGCTGATGCTGCCAGAGGAACGCCAATGGGTTGGTGAACTTCACACCCATGGGGTCGATGATATCTCCAACCCGATCAACGGTCGGGGTCGTTGCGATACCGCGGATGATCCGCTTTTCCTCGTCGATCGATTTGACCGACAGGACCGAATAGGCGCGGTTCTGCATATGAGCGGCCTCCTCAGCCGAATACGAGCATCTGATATTTCTTTGGGGCGACGTCAGCCGCGGTCGCAGCTCCGATAGCCATCGCAAGCGCGATGGCTGCGTCGATCTTGTTTACCGACCGCGTTTTCGCCAGCCAGTGATTGCCCCATTTGTCTTCTTCGATGACCGCGGACATCATTGCCGAGATCAGCACCGGGTTGCGCTTCAAACGGATTCGACCCTCGAGCAGCGCGTCCTCAAGCAACCTTACCGAGCCAGGCATCCACATGCCTTCGCCGCCCGGTTCCAGAGGCTTGCCCTTCTTGAGGCCCCCTTGCGGATGCTCGGCAAAAGACAGGCTCAGACCCAATTCGTCGACGTCTTCCTCGAACCGCTTGAACGCGAACCGGTCATAGGCGACCAGTTGAACATCGAAGTCGCGGTCGTATTCGCTCAAGGTCTGCGCGACGTGCCGGTAGTTGATACTTTCCCCGGCTGGCGCATGGATATGCCGATCCCGCGCCCAAACTGCATAGGGCAGTTTATCCCGCAATTCCCGCGCCGCCAGCGTATCCCCGGGCGTCCATGCCTCAACCCAGGCGTCAAACAGAGGTTTGTTGTTCGCGTCCGTACCGGTTCGAACAACCGCCCCTAACGCCGTGATGTCGCGGTTCTGTGAAAGGTCCAACCCGAGCCAAACCTGTTCGCCGTGATGCTTCGCAATATCGAAGTCCGCGATGCACGGCTCCAACGTCGCTCGAGTCATCCATGCGGTTTCAGCATCGGTCCAGATGCAGAAGTGAAGTCGCAAAATGCCGTTGAGTTGACCTGGTATCGCCTTCGCCTGCGCCACCGTCTCGCGCAGATACTCATCGGTGATCGTCACCCCAAGCAGGGGGTTTGCTTTGATCCAGCACCCTTCGTCGCTGAGGGGGTCATCCCCCTCGTCCAAGGCGCAAACATAGCTGAAGGTGGTGTCGTCAATGATCTCGCCAAGGAATGTCGGGTCAGTGACCGCGTCAACGTTCCCCGCGGCAACCTTGACCGCGTGTTCGTGTTCCTCCCACGCGACCGAGTTACGATCGCTCCCGCTGTTCGTGATCATGAACAAGAGCGGCTCGCGGCGGAACTTGAAGCCGCGCTCCAGCATCTCAATAATCTTGCGGTCCGGAAGCTCGTGGACCTCGTCCGCTAGCACGAAATATGGACGCGGCCCCGATCCGGTCTTTCCCGTGTCCCGCGACACCGGCCGGAAGAAGCTGCCCGATGCGTGATGTGCGATATTGAACTCGCGGCCCGGCCCGCCCGAAAACTCCAACCGCTTCGACAGCGCCGGCGCGGCCTTCACCATTTTCACCGCATCGGCGAAAAGAATTCCCGCCTGTTCGCGCTTCGCAGCCGCCGCGTAGATCTGTGCGCCGGCCTCACCATCGGCGCAAAGACCCAGGATGCCAATGCCACCAGCGAGCGGAGACTTACCGTTTCCCTTCCCCTGCTCGATATAAGCCCGACGAAACCGCCTTCGCCCATCCTCCCGCTTCCAACCGAACAGCGACCCGACGATGAACGCCTGACTCGGGTCCAGCTCGAACGGCTTGCCCTCGAATTGCCCCTCGCTGAGCTTCAGGACGCTTTCGAAGAACCCGAACGCATACTCCGCGGCCTCATAATCGAACCGGATGCCATCCGTTCGATCAAGATCCGCCAGATGCCGCCGACAGGCATTGCGGACGTGCGGCCCCGCGATAATTTCGCCAGCAACGACCGCTTCCGCGTAAGCGCTAGTTCGGTCGCCCGAAATAGGTGTCAGCGGGATCGCTTTCGTCGCCATCCGGCATGCTCACTTTCGTTTCGTCTACCGGCGTTGCGGCCAGCTTCGACAGGATCGCCGAATAGGCCTGCATCGCATTGACCCCCATTTCGGGGTCCGTGTTCAGCCTGGCACGCAGCCGGCAGGCCAAATGCAGCAGCGCTCGATGCGAACAGTTCAGCCACGGCAACTCTGAGGCGAATTCATGCCAGGCATCTCGCTCGGCATCAGTCATCGCTTTGTACGGCTCGCCAAGCGGGCGAGTACCCTTCGGCGCCTTGCGATCGGCGTATCGTCCTGCGTCGTGAAGCACCGCACCAGAGACAGCGGCCTTCGCAGCCGGCAATCTCGGCTTAGGCATTTCC